GATCTCACCGCCTGCGCCCGTAATGCCGGAAATCTCAAATCCTACGCGGAATTTGCGGGCGTAGTAGGTATTCTGCTTTTCCGGGATGGGCTGGTACAGCCGAACACGGAAATAGTCTGCTTCGACACCCAATTTCTGTTCCTCGCCAATATCACGGATGAACTCGACGACCTTGTTGTCCTTGTACAGGTCCGCAGTGATTGGGAACTGCGTTTGGTAGCCGGTAGTCAGTGTGGTAGCGGATTTGTCAGCAGTGTAATGCTTTTGAGTAGTCTGCGCGTTGGGATTCTCGTCGATGGTCTCGAACACGCTCATAACACGGATGTCTGGTTTTTCACTGTTGCCAATATCCAGATAATCAGCAACAAGGTTACGGGTCACAACAGTGCCCTTGGATTCAGCCATAATTCTTTACCTCCTGAAAGTATTGTAATCTGCACTGGATTTGGTATTTCCCCTCGGTCGGACCGGCGGCGAACAGATAACCAGTGCTTTGTGCTTCGATGATTTGCGGTATCATGCCGGCGGGGAGGGATGGCAGTGCGCCGGTGCGGGTCTGCTCATCCAGCCATTCGGCCAGAGCTTCAAAGAGGCCGCAGTTGGCAATGTTTTGGAGTACATCGGATGTGTAGTCGGTCAACAGCCTGACAACAAATAAATATTGCCGGATGCTGTCGCCGTTCGTGTACCGCTTTACGATGCGTGTTGCGGGAGTAGTATCAATGGAATATTCCACGTCGGCGCCGCGGCACTCCGCGGGCAAGTAATCAACATTGATTTTACCCGCAGCCATAACAGGGCACTGCATAAAATAATCCCACAAGGCCCGGATGACAGCTTTTTCTTCGGTATTTTCGATCACTTTTTGCCTCCTGCTATTTTTGCGGCGCCGCGAAGAATTGCGGTTTTGTGGTCGGCTTTCATACGCTCGAACCACTTTCCGCCGCGTCGAGGGTCGTAAATACGTGACGGAGCGGTTGCATCTTGGGCTCCGGCGTAAGGCGCAATATAGTTCACTTCGCCCGAACCGACTACGGTGCCGAGTTCGCCGGAACGGATAAGCATACCGGTATCAATGGGCATGTACGGAGCATCCAGGCGCAGAACCTCGCTGTCAACAAACTTCTGCGCACTGGAAAACTTCTCCGTAAACTCCGCGCCAAAGCCTTTATTCCACTCC